GCACTAATATATATTTGAGCGTCAGGATCTAATGAAAGACCTCTAAAGTAGCTCTTTGGTGTGATGGCTAAATTAGTTCCTATCATTCTGAATAAGCTATTATTGATCCACTAGTTAAAGTTAAGTTAGTAAATACAGCATCACCCGGTGCGTAAATGATAGCGCCTTGTTTTAATGTCTTTCCACTTAAACCAATTGATGTTAAATAATTAGTTGTTGTGTCAGGTGCAAAGCCTCCTGTTAGTGTTGCCACCACTGTATCAGCTTGTACAATAAAGCAGTAATATTTTTTACCTGTTCTCGCAACTGTGTTATCAATATATTCGCAACCTCCGTTGCTTGTTAGTCTTAATGCGTTTGCCATGTCTTTTATTTTTTAAGTACCTTATTTTTTATTGAATGAAAAAATCTATTAATGTCCCAAATGTTTGACTCGTTGTAAATGTGTTGTTGTTTTGAAAAGATATAGTATCACCTTTATTTACAGCTATTGATAGTCCTGAAACGCTTGTGTTTATTGCAGTTGTAGCGTTTACCGCTAAATCAATAGTTGTTAGCGTAACGAATGAACCTCCATTTAATGAGTATTTTATTTGAACCGTACCAGATGACGCATTTATTTTTCTAATCGTAATAAAGGCTTCATTTATAATGCCCGTTTTGTAAATTGTTAATGGAGCTATCGAGTTTGATGTAAATGCTGTATAGCTTATTATTGCTCCGTAAAAATAGAGCGCAGTTCCCTGAGCCGTACTTGCATGACCTACTGTTTGATAAAATAGATTTGAAATAGTTGGTAGTTGTGATGAAGGAACTTTTCCTGTACTATCTAAACTCGCATAACCATTCGCAATGCCTTTATTTGCGCTGTTTTCAGGCGTATAACCAACGCCAACATTTAATATAGACCAATTAGTCGATGTTTGACCCGGTGAATCAACCAATGCACGTACAGAAGAACCAACAACAACGGGTGTTCCGCCTAATGCACCACCAGTTGAAATATACCATAAATCACCTTTTAAAATTGCGCCTGCTGCACCACTACCGCCAGTTGATGGGAAAAGATTACTCGAAGCATTGTAATTTCCTCTATCATCTAATAAACCAGTAACTAAGCTATCTGCATACGTTTTAACTGCTTTTTGTGAAGGATATAATGTATCTGAGTTTGCTGCAAAAGTACCGTCAATGCTTTTGTTTGAAGTGTTTTCAGGTGTGTAACCTAAAGCACTTGATACGCTCTTGTTTTCATACCTTGTAGTTCCTGAACTCCAAAATATACCTTGGTTGTGTGTTGGACTAGGAGCGTAAACATCATGGAGTTCGCCGATTTCATAACCATTGTTTATCTTACAATAAATTTTTCCATTGTTAACATGTGAATAAACTACGTAACCGATAATTACTCCATGATTTGGCGCCATTGGTCTTACATTTGTTATTCCACCTTCAACTGTTGGGCTTAAGTAAAGTATGTCCCCATCTGTCCACGTTTCACCTTGTAAACTACCAGTTGTATTTATATTTATTATTTCACCTATTACAACTATTAGTCCAGTTTGATTATTATCAATGTTTTCATACGCTATTCCGATAGTATCGGCACTATTAGCGTCATTATTGGCTAAGGCATAATCAACCGCAAGCCTTTGCCCTTGGGCTGTTTGAACTTTTAAAACTTTGTAGTTTGTAGCCAATAAGTTGTCACCTGTTTTATTTACTACAGTTAAAAATAAATTTTCAGGGTAACTGTTACCGCCACCACCTTCAGGCACATAATCTAAGTTTAACCATGTGTCAACTCCGTTTCCTATTTTATAACGTGGTTGGTCTGTTCCTGTATAAAGTACATCAGTACTCAAAGCCATTTCACCTGCTAATAAAACAGGATTGTTAGCTGTCCAATTTGTTGATGTATCTCGTCTTAATTGTATCTGTGCTGTTATTGTACTCATGCTTGAATAATGCTATTTGTATAAGTTGTGTTTGATAGTCCCCCATCTATTGCGCTAACCTGAATTACTGTATAAGTTTCCCCACCTTTTAAAGTAGTTATTACATCACCATTCTGATTAATTATAGTTACTAAGTTAGATGTACCAACATTAACAATGCTTTGATTAAATGGGATTTGACATGTATCATAAGTGAAAGGCACTCGCAAGCTAATATCAAAATAATAACCAGCGTCTTCATCATCAAACCTTGGTTCACTAAATGGGTTTAAAGTAATATTATCACTTAAAAGTTTCCATCCGTAAATTGGTGAACTTACCTGCGCAATAACGTCTAAACATATTTGCTGAATGTCACTAAACAATTCTAATTCGTTTTTTTTGCCCTTTATTAGTCTATCTGCGACATAAATACGGAGCGCATGAAGGTAAGCGTTGCCCTGAATTTGAGAAGGCTCATAATCAACCCACATTGCGGGATAATTAGTTGTGCCACTTGTTGCAAATTCTTGAATTGAACCATTACCAAAAGAGCTTATTTGATAATGAGCATTTGCAATGTTATTTAGATTTTTTATTACTTGGTTTAGTGTTACCATTCAAATAAATTTTAAGTACTTCTATTTTATTAAATAGTTTGTAGCCTTTTTTTTTACCTTCTTCTTTTTTCAAATTTTTCTTCATAACTATAATATCTAGGTATTTTTCCTAAGTAGATTCCGCAATCATAAGAATAACCACGTGGATAAATAGTATCGAATCCGCTGCCCGGGTTATCGTACAAAGGATAACTAGCTGCATTCTGAAATAAATAATCAATCATTCTTTGTGTGTGGTATTGTGCCTTATCAGTAACTAGATTCATAAATTGATCTAATTCATTAAAGTCAACGCCTGAACTATTATCACTGTTTTTTCTTACAATATTTTTGTTAGTTACTTTATAAGTTAAGAAAGGAGCAGCCTCAACCATAGCCCACCATTTCAAGGCGGGGATAATATAACTATTAAGCAATGTTTGATTTAATACCGTCAAGGTATTAGTATCAATTTGATTGATTATTTCGTCATAGATCCCCGAACCAATGTAATTACGAATGTGTATTTTTTGAGCTTCTTCAATCGCTATACGAATGTATTTTTCATCTACGTTTGGATCGATGAATGTGTAATCTTTTACGTATGTAGCTGTTAAGAATAATATAGTTGCCATTATTATTTATTTTTTTTTCTAACTAGATTTTGAACCCAAATGTGCCGACAGTAAGGAGTTGTAACATCTCCGCCTTTTCTTGTCCACCAACCTCCTCGATAACGCCAAACATCATAACCAACTATTTTACTAATATTTTCGATTTGTGGTCTTGTAAATATTTTGTTTTGATTAATTAGTTTAACGCAAAATTCTCTACTTGTTTTTAAAAGATCATCTTTTAACTCTGGTCTTTTTTCATAAGTGTACATAATACGTAAAGATTCAACACTACTTCCCTGTTCATCTAGTACACTTTTAGCTTCTTTACTTGGCTTTCTTACCTCTGTCTTTTGATCTCCGCTTGTTTTTTCACTTACTTCAATAGCTCCATCTTCAATAAGCCTTTCCATTACAGCATCTATTTTTTTTCTGTTAACTTTTAAAGCCTTTGCAATTTCTTCATTTGGTAATAAAGGATCTTTTTCTAATAAAGCTAAAACGTTTCTGTAAATTGCTTTTACTTCAAAATCTAAAATGTCAAAATTATAATTTTTGATTTCACTCATGAATACTTTTTTTTCATCTAGATCACCGTACATAAAACGTTTGTCTAGAATCTCATATTCATCGAAGTTCTCGCCATTATCGCTAAACACTTGTATGATACTATCTAACTCACTATCATTTGAAAAGCATTCGCATTTATGTTCGTCAAAACGATGTATTGCGCTACTCACTATTTGTTTAGGCTTTTCTTCTAATGGAGGTAAACCGTACATCTCTCTCACTTCGTTTGGAGTCATTACCTTTATTTTTTCTTCAATAGGTAGTTGCTCTTCTAGTGGTTCAAGCTCTTTTAAATAGATACGATTTGAAAACCCTTTTATTTTAAGTAAATAGTTAAAATCTTTCTCAATCTCTCTTTGATTTGGTATTATATAAGTATTCTTGTAAAGCTCATAAGCATCGTTTAATTGATCTTTAGTGCCTAACTCACCGGGCGTTTTAATACCTACTAACATAGGGTTAGGGATATGGTGACCTATAATAAGTTCTTGAATAACTTGATCATTTAATCCGTTTAACTGTTCATCTACATTCTGAGGGGTTAAATGTTCTATACTTGGCGCTGAGTCTTTGCTCATTGAAAAATTAATCAATAAGCTGTTAGCCCTGTCAGTGCCTGTAAATTTTTCCTTTAGTTTAGCTTCAATTATTTCTTTTTCTTCGTCCGTTGGTCTACCATTTGCGAAGTTTAATATAGTGCCTGAATTAAAGCCACTTTTAATCGCATTTAAACGATAATTAGACAGCTCTACGTCTACTTCAGCATATACAGCACTAGCAACGTAATCGGGTAGCGGATAAGCCTCTAAATCGGGTCTGTATTCTTTTGAAACAAATATCTGTCTGCCATTTGGTTTTTCAGTATCAAACAAAGGGATATACTCAAGATCAGTTTCTTCAGGTGACTGTTTTTGTTTACTCCAATCTTTTGAATACCAGTAACCATCGGCATCTTTTGCCTTTCTTAAGTTGTTATAAGGGAAATGCAATAAATCAAATGATGTTCCCGCTTTGTTCCAAATTACCTCTAAATAGTAACCTCCAAATAATTTTTTATCTAAAACACATTTTCTAATAACGTCTTTTAATGTATCAAAGTTTGCGTTTTCTTTATTAATGAAGTCATTTGCTAAAGCAACATCCTGTAAACTTAACCCATCAGAATCAAAGCCAACACCAGCCCCACAAATATATAGAACCTTACCATTAATAAAGGCATTATGTTTTGAGCTACGATTGAATAAATAAAGTAAATAGGCGGGATAATTATTGTAATAACCACCTTCTTTTTCAGCTCCATAAATTACCCAGTCTTTGCTTTTTTCTTCTTTAAAAGTGGGTGTTTTATGGCTTTGCAGCTTTAAGTTTATTACTTCGTATAATTTATTCTCCATATGTTTTGTATTGTTTTGGCTCTGCATCATATTCATTATAAACGGGCTTTGTGCCTTCGACTTTAATCATTCCTATTTCTAATAATGATGTTGTGTTTTCTATATTTAAATTACTTGAGCTTGTTTGTTCGTAAATAGCATATTCATAAAACCCTGTTTCAGACAAAGATACTACACCACTTGTTAAGTTAACAGTACCTGTGGTTTCTGTTATCAAAAATTTATTGTATCGCGTTGGAAATCCTGAAATATCCGCCGCAATAAAATTTATCGGATTTAATTCTACTTGATGCTTAAAGCTAAATAAATAGTAAGGATTCGCTAATGTTACCTTTTCAGTTAAGGTAAATATGATAAAATTATTCTGTCCTTTTTGAATTATTTGCATATTATTAAAGTACCCATTTATAAAAGTATTACAAAAAATAAAAGGGGAACTAATGTTCCCCTTCTACTAACAAATAAAAAATAGACTTATAAAAGACCAGCAATAATGCCAGAGCTTACTTTGTTTGCAGGTAATGGCTCTTTCCCTGTTAATGTGATGTTGTAACCATTCTTGTCGCCACTTGCTTTTCCTGTTGTGGATGCTGAGGCTGTTAAATGCATGGCTCTTGTTTCACCTGCTAAATGGTAAATGTCATCA